AGCTGCTTGATACTTTTAAATTATGGGCAGAACAAATTTTTGGTTGGTATTACTTTGTAGAAAGAAGCGTTTACGTCCCTGCGAAGGGTGACTATAATGGACACTATGAGCAGAAGATGGTTAAGAAACGCCTTACAATGAAACAGTATCTAATAGTCGCTCGCGGTGCTGCAAAGTCGATGTATGGTTCATGTATACAAAATTATTTCTTAAATGTAGATACTTCGACAACGCATCAGATAACTACTGCGCCAACTATGAAGCAGGCGGAAGAGGTATTATCCCCTATTAGAACAGCTATTACCAGAGCGAGAGGACCGCTGTTTAGGTTTTTAACAGAAGGGTCGATACAAAACACTACAGGGTCCAGAGCAAATAGAGTTAAGTTAGCATCAACTAAGAAGGGTATTGAAAACTTTTTGACGGGTTCGATTATTGAAATCCGGCCAATGAGTATAGATAAGCTTCAAGGGCTAAGACCTAAAGTCTCTACTGTTGATGAATGGCTATCCGGAGACATTAGAGAAGATGTAGTTGGGGCCATCGAGCAAGGGGCCTCTAAGATGGATGACTATTTAATCCTTGCAATGAGTTCAGAAGGAACCGTTCGAAACAGTTCTGGGGATACAATCAAAATGGAATTAATGGACATACTTAGAGGTGAGTACGACAATCCGCACGTATCTATTTGGTATTACAAACTAGACGACATTCAAGAAGTCATGGACCCTTCGATGTGGCTTAAGGCAAATCCTAATTTAGGAAAGACAGTTTCGTATGAAACGTATCAACTAGATGTAGAAAGAGCGGAAAAAGTTCCATCGGCAAGAAACGATATCCTGGCTAAGAGATTTGGAATACCTATGGAAGGTTACACATACTTCTTTACATATGAGGAAACTAAACTTCATAGAAGAAGGTCCTTTAATGGACTACCATGCTCCTTAGGTACTGACTTATCGCAAGGCGATGACTTCTGTTCATTCTTGTTCTTGTTCCCGCTAAGCCGTGGATTGTTTGGGCTTAAGACTAGAAACTACATTACGTCTTTGACTCTAATGAGACTGCCTGGAGCTATGCGAATAAAGTATGATGACTTTATCAGAGAAGGGTCTCTTCAAATTCTTGATGGATCAATATTGGATTTAGATGAAGTCTATGATGATTTGGATCGCTTCATTGAAACTTCTCAGTTTGACGTTCGTACGCATGGGTATGACCCATACAACGCCAAAGAATTTATAACTAGGTGGGAGCAAGAGAATGGCTCCTACGGAGTTGAAAAAGTAATTCAAGGAGCAAGGACCGAGTCTGTTCCTCTTGGGGAAATTAAAACATTATCAGAAGAGAGAATGTTAATCTTCGATGAAGACATGATTTCCTTTGCAATGGGCAACGCTATTGTATTAGAAGATACTAATGGGAATAGAAAGCTTTTTAAAAAACGGTATGATCAGAAAATTGACCCGGTGTCTGCATTATTGGATGCCTATGTAGCATACAAAGCACATAAAGATGCTTTTGAATGAGGAGGAAACCTATGAGCGATGAAAAACCTAGATTAAATGATCGTCTACAACATGCATGGAATGTTCTTAGGAATAGGGACCCGGTCGCTCCAGGCTTCAGCTATGGGGTCAGTAGCTCTCAGAGTAAGCCCGATCGTTTTAGACCCTCAATGGGGACTGAACGAGCCATTATTACTTCGATCTATACCAGAATTGCAATGGATGTCGCGTCAGTATCAATACTCCATGTAGATTGTGATCAAAATGGAAGGTTTCTACAAGCACGAGACAGTAAACTAAATCAATGTTTGTCTTTAAGTGCTAACATGGACCAAACGGCAAGAGCGTTAATGCAAGATGTAGTTATGTCCATGTTTGACGAGGGCTGTGTAGCGATTGTTCCTACAGACACGACCATTGATCCATCAATTTCAGATGCCTATGATGTTCTGGCTTTACGTGTTGCTAAGATTATCGAGTGGTACCCTACTGCTATTAAGGTAGAACTTTATAACGAGGCTACAGGCCGTAAAGAGCAGATCATTATTCCAAAAAAAGATGTAGCTATCATTGAAAATCCGTTGTATGCTGTTATGAACGAGCCGAATTCCACTTGGAAGCGGCTTATTTATAAATTAAATTTGTTGGATGCGATCGATACTCAAAGCGGATCCGGCAAGTTAGATTTAATCATTCAGTTACCTTATGTGGTTAAGTCGGAGGCTAGACGTCTACAGGCAGAGGAGAGAAGAAAAGCAGTAGAGCTTCAATTGTCAGGATCTAAGTATGGTATTGCTTACACTGATGGGACGGAAAAGATAACGCAGTTGAATCGACCTGCAGATAACAATCTAATGGCCCAAATTGAATTCCTAACGAGTATGCTATATAGCCAGTTAGGTGTCACTACAGCGGTATTAGACGGGACTGCGGACGAGAAGACGATGTTAAATTACTATAACCGAACCAATGAACCAATACTAGCAGCAATCTGTGACGAGATGAAAAGGAAGTTTCTTACGCTCACTGCAAGAACACAACATCAATCGATTATGTATTTTAGAGATCCGTTTAAATTAGTTCCAGTTGGCCAAATAGCAGAAATTGCTGATAAACTTACTCGAAATGAGATTTTATCCTCTAATGAAATTCGGGCAGTTATTGGCTATAAACCTTCAGACGATCCAAAGGCTAATGAATTAAGGAACAAAAATATAAACGAACCGGTAGTGCCTTCAGATTCTAAACCGTTAGTTTAATTGGACTAACAACAAAAAGAAAAGGAGAATCAATAAAAGTATGAAATACGACTTTAGTGGCTATGCCACAAAGAACGATTTAGAGTGCTCGGACGGAAGAACAATCCGAAAAGATGCATTCAAAGAGAATGATGGAAAGATTGTGCCCCTAGTATGGCAACATCTGCACAATGATCCTGTAAACATTCTCGGGCATGCAGTGCTTGAAAACCGTGGAGATGGTGTATACGCGTACTGCACGTTCAATGACACAGAAGCTGCCAAGAATACAAAGAAACTTGTCCTTCATGGAGATATCACGGCGTTATCCATCTATGCTAATCAATTAGCTCAGCAGGGTAAGAACGTTATCCATGGTATGATCCGAGAAGTAAGTCTAGTCTTAACTGGAGCTAATCCAGGAGCAAGCATTGACAATCTGAGTTTTGCACATGCTGATGGGAGTGCTGATACTATTGCGGAAGATGAAGCCCTGATCTATATGAATCTTGGCGTCAGTTTGCCGGAAACCGCAGACAATACCATCAAAATGGAAGACCAAAAGAAGGCCCCTGAAAAGGTAAGAACAGTTCAAGATGTTCTGGATACCTACAACCAGGAGCAAAAGGATGTTTTGTACACGTTAGTGGCTGAAGCATTAGCCGCAGGCGAAAACGCAGACGGAGAGACCGATAAGGAAATGTCCGCATCAGACACGAATACCGATAAAGTAGAACACTCTACTAACGAAGGAGAAACAACTATGAAACCCAATGTTTTTGACAAGACCGACGCCGCAGGCAAAGCGAACACGCTATCCCATGCCGATTTCAAAAAAATCACCGATGATGCTGTTAATTTTGGAGGATCGGTAGCTAAATCTTTCTTGGCACACGCCGGAGAGTATGGAATTACGAATATTGATTATCTATTCCCGGATGCGCAAGCACTAGCGGCAACTCCCCATTTAATCACTCGTGATATGGGATGGGTTAGCGTTGTTTTAAACGAAACGAAGCACTCCCCATTTAGCCGCATTAAGAGTCTTGCTGCGGATCTTACCGAAATCGAAGCACGCGCCAAAGGTTATATTAAAGGCGCCACCAAAGTAGAAGAAGTATTCTCATTGCTTCGTCGTATTACTGGTCCGCAAACGATCTATAAGAAACAAAAGTTGGATCGTGACGATATTCTTGATATTACAGATTTTGATGTTGTATCGTTCATGAAGGCCGAAATGCGCCTTATGCTCGATGAAGAAGCTGCCCGTGCAATTCTGGTTGGAGATGGCAGATCTGCTCTCAGCGAAGATAAGATCAAACAAGAAAATATCCGTTCTATTTATGCTGATGACGATCTGTATGCTCACCACGTAGAAATCTCTGGTGGCACCGTTATTGCTCCGAGACTGTTGGAAGATGTTATGGACGATATGATCTTGGCTCGTGAATACTATAAAGGATCTGGCACCCCATCGTTCTTCACAACGACTCAAATGCTTTCCAAATTGCTCCTCTTAAGAGACAAGATGGGCCGTCGTTTATATTCTACCAAATCGGATCTCGCGGCAGCTCTCATGTGCAAAGATATTGTTGAAGTTCCTCCGCTGTCTGCCGTAACACGCACTACTGGTGTTGCACCGGATGAAAAGGTTCTTACTTTGCTTGGAATTATGGTTAATCTTAAAGACTACTCCGTAGGGGCAGACAAAGGTGGAGCGATCAACATGTTTGACGACTTCGATATCGATGTCAACCAATACAAGTATTTAATCGAAACCCGTATTTCTGGCGCTCTGACTATCCCGAAAGCTGCCTTAGTCTTCGAACAATTAGCTCCGACCGCCTAAGTTTCTAGAAAGGAGTACCCACAATGGCTAAGTTTTATGGGTTACTAGGCTTTGTTCAACAGCAAGAAACTTCTCCTGGTGTTTGGACCGACGTCATCACCGAAAAAAACTATTATGGAGAAATTACTCGTGACACCAGACGACTTCAGCAGGGAGAAAAGCTTAATGACGACGTGGTGGTGAACAACATTGTAAGCGTTGTGTCGGACCCGTTTGCAGATGGGGCGATAATGGCTATAAGATATGTGGAGTGGCTTGGTGTAAAGTGGAAAGTAAATTCTATTGATAATACCCAGCCACCAAGGATTATTTTATCAATCCGGGAGCCGTATAATGGATAGGGGGGAGCTGCATACTGTGCTAGTCTCTGTATTGGGATCGACGCATGTGTATTTTCAACCCCCTGCCTCCATCATGATGGCGTATCCATGTATTGTATATTCTAGATCGGGAGTAAAAGCCGATTTTGCAGATGACAAACTATATATGAACAAAAAACGATATATGGTAACTGTAATTGATAGCGACCCCGATAGCTTAGTCCCCGATAAACTAGCTTTGCTCCCTTTATGCTCGTTTGATAGGCACTTTACGTCAGGCAATCTAAATCATGATGTGTATAGTATTTATATTTAAAAAAGGAGGAGC